GAACGGGTACATCCAGACTGCGGAAGAATTCTACGGTGTAAGACCACATCTTGTTATACCAATCCATGGAATCCTCAGGCTTACACAGAACTACCATCTCCTGCTTCTCGAACTGGTGTACACGGTATACACCTCTCTCCTCAATGCCGTGGGAACCTACTTCCTTACGGAAGCAAGGAGAATAAGAAGTCATGGTAATGGGCAGGCTCTTCTCTTCTACAATCTGACCCTTGAACTTACCGATCATGGAATGCTCGGAAGTACCGATCAGGTACAGATCCTCTCCTTCAATCTTATACATCATGGCTTCCATTTCTGCGAAACTCATAACGCCGTTTACTACGCTGCTGCGGATCATGAAAGGAGGAATGCAATAGGTGAATCCCTTATCGATCATGAAGTCTCTTGCATAGCTGATCATTGCAGAATGGATTCTTGCTGCATCACCCATCAGATAATAGAAACCATTACCGCTGGTACGTCCTGCGCTCTCCTTGTCCAGACCGTTCAGACGATCCAGGATATCTGCATGATAAGGAACCTCAAAATCAGGAACTATGGGCTCACCAAACTTCTCGATCTCTACGTTCTGGCTGTCATCCTTACCGATAGGAACGGACTCATCAATAATGTTGGGGATGACCATCATGATCTTGGTGATCTTCTCCTGCAGTTCGGTCTCGGAAGCTTCGAGTTCAGCCAGGCGCTTTGCACCGGCAGCTACTTCTGCCTTCTTGGCTTCTGCCTCTTCCTTCTTGCCCTGACCCATCAGTGCACCGATCTCTTTGGAGATACGGTTTCTGGAAGCAATTCGGAATTCCCTTTTCAACCCATGCATTTTGTAATCCAGGGTAAAACACACGATGAGGACGACAAGATAGAAAGACAAAAACGTAGACAACAGATACAGATAGAGCAGGCAGAGAAGTTAAAGAACGATGTGGAAGAGTGGATGCTTACAATTCCATTCAGAATGCGCAGGATCATTAAGTTTAAGATCTTTGAGGAAATGAACTGGCAGCAGGTTGCAAAGCATATAGGAGGAAAAGCAACTGGAGAATCTGTGAGAAAGGAATTTGAAACATTCATGAAAAAATAAAAGTTTTTCCGTTTTTTCCGTTTTTTCCGTTTTAAATATGCAATAATATAAACTGGAGTTGCTGAAATGGATATAGGTAAATCTCCTTCCTTACGTTTGCCAGGTGCCACAGCCTGGCGAATGAATTGGTCGGTACCAGACCAAACACAAAAAGGTACAAGGACTCACATGGATTTTCCTTGGCGTAGGAGCCATCTGCTTGTAGAAAGCAGGTGGCTCTTATACTATGGACATTTAGCTCAGCTGGGAGAGCAATCGGCTCATAACCGACAGGTCCTGGGTTCGAACCCCAGAATGTCCATACATAATTACCGCGGGATAAAGTAACGGAAACTTACAGGCCTCCTTAGCCTGGAACGGTGGTTCGAATCCGCCTCCCGCTATCAGAGAACAGGAGGGATGGAATGATATACAAACGATGTAGCAGATGCGGGGGTAGGGTACCAGCAGGGACTACATGCCTATGCAGAAAGAACAACATCAGAGAGTATGCAAAGCCAACCGGAATAAAGAAAGAATACCACACACAACGGTGGAAGAACCTGAGACAGTTTGTGCTTAACAGTTATGACGGGCTGGATATCTACATGATGTACAAGCATAACAGAATAGTGGCAGCAGATACGGTACACCATATTGAATTATCGCAAGACAGACCTGACCTGTTCTACTCAGATTCAAACTTGATTCCAGTCTCAAGAGCTGGACATAAAGAGATACATAAACGATATGAGAAAGAGGGAAAGACGGTAGTGCAGGAGGAATTGAGAGGCTTTCAGATGCGTTTCAAGACCACCGGGGGATAGAAAAAAGTTTTGAACGGATCTCCCACGACCACGTATGCCCCTTTCTTTCTACAAAATTCCCAAAACAATAAAAAAGTTGGCAGGCCAGAGAGGAGGGAGGACAAGGGCAAGACCAATGAAACCAGTCAGCTTGCAGAAAAAGCACCTGACAATAGTAGAAGGACAAAAGAAAGCAGACGCAGAAGACCAGGTAAGAACAGAGAAAAACCAGCTCAAACGTCCTCCGACATGGCTGATAGATGATGTGGCAAAAAAAGAATGGCGCAGGATCATAAAAGAGTTGGATAAACTAAATATAGTCGGAAACCTGGACAGGAATAATATCGGAGGCTATTGTAATGCGTTCGCAAACTATGTAAAAGCCACGGAAATATTAAGTCAGCAGACATATTATGTTGACAGAGAAACCAGAACCGGAGTAATTGTCGTAAAGAATCCGATGGTAGACATTCAGAAAGGATATGCGGAAGAAATGCGACGCTTTGCTGCCTTGTGTGGATTGACAATTGATTCGAGACTGAAAGCCGGCACGGCAAAAGTGAATAAGCAGCAGAAAGAAATTGAAAACCGGTTTGGTGCAATATGATCCTTGATGAATTAAAACAATACGCATTAGATTGTATCTCTGGAAAGATTATCAGCGGCAGGAAACACATATGGGCCTGCAAAAGATTGTTGAAAGATATTGACCGAATCGGTCAATTGGATTTCCCGTATGTGTGGAATGAAAGACAGGCAGAGAACATTGTAGAATGGTTTGCGCTCTTACGACATAGTAAAGGAGTTCTGGCAAAGCAACCGATCATTCTAACACCATGGCAGAGATTTAGAATCTGCCAGCTGTACGGATGGGCTCATAAAGACACCGGATATCGACGTTTCAAGAAATATTTCACAGAAGTGGCTAGAAAGAATGCGAAATCTCAGGAAGAGGCAGGTATTGCACTCTATGAGGCAGCAGTTACATCAACCAAGAACGGAGAAGTATACGAGATTTATACCGCCGGCACAAAACGCGATCAGTCCAAAATTGTATTCGGGGAAGCCGGATTAATGCTTCAAGGCTCACCTTTGAGGATGAAATTTAAAGTAACCAGGGACTGTATAAAACATCTGAAAAGCAATAGCACAATCAAACCATTATCAAAAGACGATGGAAAGTCCGGGGATGGTACAAACCCTGCACTTCTGGTTTTGGATGAGTATCATCAGCACAAAACCACGGAGTTCTATGATTTAGGAATAGGATCAAACACAAAAGAGCCGCTCTTGATGATCATAACAACAGCTGGAATGGATTTAACTTATCCTTGTTATGTGACTGAGTATCAGTATTGTTCCAAGGTGCTGGATCCAAACACGGACGTGGAGAATGATGAATATCTAATCGACATTTGTGAGATGGACCCGGAAGATTATGAAGACATTTCAAATCTGGATAACGAAGAGACTTGGAAGAAAGCTAATCCGATTAGAATGACATATCCGGAAGGTGTCGATAAGATTCGCGGTGAATATAAGATTGCCAGAGAACAGCCAGAACATATGACGGCCTTCCTCACAAAATGTCTGGATGTCTGGGTGCAGGCGAAAGAGAATGGGTATATGGACATGTCGAAATGGAAAGCCTGCCAGGTGGATGAATTACCATTTGATATAACGGGGTATCCGGTGTATGTAGGCTTCGATATGTCTGCAAAGACAGATCTTACATCAGTGGCGTTTATGATTCCGTTTTTATCCGGGGAATACGATGCGAATAGAAAAGAAATAGTAAAGTATATTCTTTGGTCGCACAGTTTTATCCCGACAAGGGAGAAACTTCAGGAACATATTATAAAAGACAAGGTTGCCTATGACGCGTGGGAACGCATGGGATTTCTGGAGGTAACAAACACTCCGATCGTAGATCAGGGAGCGGTTATGAGATATGTTCTTGAGACTTGCGAAAAAATGAAATTAAAAATACAATGCCTGTGTTTTGATCCTGCAAATGCAAGCAAATTAATGATGGATCTGTCGAACGAGGGATATGACGTTGAAGAGGTTTTTCAGAGCCATAAACATCTGAATGAAGCAACACAAGGGTTCAGAGAACAGGTTTTCTGCGGAAATATAATATACACTTACAATCCGCTGCTGAATTATGCGATGAGTAATGCGGTAATCCGGCAGAGTAATGGACTTATCAAAATTGATAAGGACGCAACAACAAAGAGAATTGACCCGGTGGATGCAACATTATGCGCTTTTAAGCTGGCGATGTTCCACACTTTCGGGGATGATTACGGAGATTATATTGATAACTTTATAGAGGAGATATTACACGAGGATTCTACAGAAAATTAAAAACATGTGGAATTCCCTTGTCGGAGAATCTATATCGCTGGATGATGAGAAACTTCTGGA